GGCTGGTAATCCTTCAATTCCAGTTTCTGGATTACCAGCCTGTCCAATTCCCCCATCACCAAACCAACGATTTGGCTCCGAAGGCCCCCCTGGACCCATCCAATCATCATCAGAAACACCCTTTATTTGAAACTGTATTGAAGGTTCAAGTGGAGTTTGTATTACTCCAGTAATTAATGGTTCTGCAGCATTTACTGAAAAGGTAACAGGTTCATCTTGTAATTGATGTTGAGTTGCAAGAGTTTGTCCTGAAGGAGCTGAAAGTATTGATATCAATACCTCATTATTACCATTAACTCCTGTTGGAACTGAACCTGCTTTTGGTGGAGCTGGAGGATCTTCTATAATATCCTCAACTATAGGACCTCCATTTATAGAAAAAACTTCAGATATATCTTCAATCTGTACACCACGGTCTGGTAAAACTGGACCAGCACTTCCTATTCTTATAACTCTAGCTCTAAGTTTATAATCACTTCTTTCTGGATAATCACTTGGCAATAATACTCCACCACTCAATGCACCATCATTATGAGTACCTTTATTTCGTACAATCCATTCTTGTAAATCTTGTCTCCAAATAGAAAGTTCAACATATGCAGTTGTTGAACTATCAACTCCAGTAGGAAGTCTGTTAGTTGACCATTTTGGTACTATTCGTTGTCCTACATTATATGTTTCTCCTCCAACTGGAGCCCTAAGTGAGATAGTCGGTAATGTTGCCATTTATTAATCCTTTGATGTCCATTCTATTGGTTCTGACCAAACTTCAGCTCCAGAATTCCAAACTTTACAAACATAAGTTCCAATAGAATCTGATTTTGCATTTAATTTTTCAAATTTAGGTTTATTAGCTCCTTCGATTTCAATTTCATTATGATACCATTGATAACTTGGTGTTTGTCCACTAACCCTAATTTCACATATTATATGTCCACCTTCAGCTGAATTTGGATAAAATTCTGGACTTTCAGAATCAACTACAACATCATAAGATTCTAACCATTCTGCCCAACAATCCATTGGTTGTGAAAGTATTGTTAAAGCGAATTCTTCGTCTATAGTAGCTTCTAATTCAGCAACAATAGATTCATACTCTGTCCTAATATCAGCTTCAGTTTCTATCTTAGTATTTTGTATCGATACAGCAACTGCTTGGTCTCTTTCCTGTTTCGCTTCCAATAAAGATTGATTTAAAGTTAAATCTGCTTCCCTTTGTGATTCAGTAACTGCTTCTGAAACAGATTGATCTATAGCTGCTATATGTTCTTGTCGTGTTAAAACTCCACTTAAAACTTCTCCTGTTTCTGGATCTACCACAACTACATTCTTAAATATATTATCTATAACCTTATCAAATTTGTCATCCTTAGTGTGTTCTTCAGACATTTTATTAATTGTAATGTATTGATTTGGATGATCAAGAGCATCTCCTGTATTACGATCCTCAAATGAAAGTACAACTCCATTTTCATCTCTTAAAGTTGGAGCTACATTTGGATCACCAGATCCAGAAATATTTAAATTAGTTATAGCTTCTTGTAATAAAAGTTCATATTCCCTTGCATCTGCATCATTCATGCTTGTCCAAGCTTCATTATCTTTTAATTCTTTTAAAGTATACGGCATAATTTATCTTGAAACTTTAAATGTCCAATTTTCATCAAAATATTGAACGGTTTCACCAGCAGTTCCACTACCACTAACTACTTTAAAAAGTACCCGATAAAATCTTTCGGACTGTAATCCGTTCATCCACAAATTGAAATAATTTCCTGTTGAATCACAACTTACCTTTGAACCATTACCAAATGGAATAATAACATCTTCCGTATGTGCATCTCTAATAGAATAATATGTACTACCACTTGGTAAAGTCTTTACTGTTAAATAATCTGATGTGGTGGAAAATGTTTTAACTGGATATCTTTCTCTACCAACTACCCTAAACTTTGTCTTTGAAGTTTCTTGATACTCTGGTCTAACCCCTTTCATATAAAGAATCATATCTTCAACATCAGTATTAGAAAGTGCAGATAAAGACCCCGTTGTCCAAGTAGAATCATCCCATTCAACTTCTAATTTTGGTTGAAAAACAGTATGTGTTTCTCTTGAAAAGAATTTAAAATTTCCATAATGGACAGTATTTCCTTCTGAAGCTGAAACATTAGTATTACCAATACTACCACTTCTCTTTAACATAAATCCTTCATTTGGAATTGTACTATCTACCCATTTATTAACAATATCAGTAACATCCATTCTCAAATCTGCAGGTTCGTGTGTAAAAGATTGAGAAGCTTCATATCCACTCCCACTATGCCAAGTTCCACCAGAAGCAGATATTGCTGATGTCCAATAAGTTGAAGTATCATCATTATCTCTGTATGTCCAACTTGCTCCTTCCTTAACTATTGGATTGGAATCAAACCTTCCCGATCCCATATCCCAAGATTGACTTACTGGATATCCATATAAAGTTTGTACTGTATTTAATTCTTCTGATCCCGCATCGTATAAATTAAGATAATATTTTGGATTAGATATAGTTCCATTAGATATCGAAGAAGAAATATCTGTTAAATCAAATTTAATTAGTGCTCTAGAAACTGTAATTATTTCTTCTAAACTACTACCTATTTTTTGTATTTCAAGAATTTCATCTAATCCACTATTCATACTTGCACTTGATTCGTATAATGTTGTATCTTTGGTTGCATATTCAAAATAATACATTAGCTCTCTCCTCCTGTACTATCTCCTTTAACCCTGCCTTCAATATCTTGATTTGGAAATTTAAGTTCAAATATAGCTGGATCAACAGAGGGATAAATTACTCCGTTTTTTGTAGATGATTGTATATTAAAAATATTTCCTGAATACCCATCAACTTGTTTATATTTATTATATACAACTACTGGCAAACTGTTTGGATTATTAGCTTCTGGAGGAACAACCGCAGCCACTCCCTCAGCAAAGGAAATTTGTTGTGCTAAATCTACAAGAACAATAGGTTGATTAATTTGCCACCTATCAATAGCGAAGAATTGTTTTACTTTATTAATACATCTTAAAATTACTTCTTGTTTATTATATCCAGACTTCGTAATAATTGAAAATTTAACCCCAATATTAATAACCCAAGCATCTTTAATATTAACAGCATCAGTAATCAATCTATATTGTCCAAGATATGTTTTAATATTTTCCTTTACTGCCTGATTTACAGTAACTATCTGTTTAGATGGAGTGTACCCTAAAACATACATATTTAATGCTAATGGATTTGCTGTTTCTATTGGTGGAGTTGAAGGGCCAGATGGAATATCATCCTCATTAATAAGACTTGGATCTATTGAAAAAACTCCAGGACTAACTTGTGTCTGCATTCCACCTTCAAGTTGAGTATCTTGAACAATATATACTTTAGCGACATTACCATATTTTGGAGGCAAAGAATAAACACGAATTATATAATCTTCTTTTGTAACACATCTATTTTGACTTTGAAAATGTTTAAGTGCATTATTCTTAACTTCTTGAATTGTCTCTTCTCCACCACCACCACTTGTTGGTTCTGGATTAATTACTGCTACAGAGTTTTTACTCTCCTGAACTAAAGTCGCATTTAGTGACTGAGGAACTTCTCCATAAAAAACATTGCCAAAATTAATTATACTTCCTGCAGCTGCATTATCATTAATACTACCACCATATGAATATTGAACTGTTAATGTTGTATTAGAAGGAGCTAATCCATATGTTTTTGTATTTAAAAAATTTGTAGGATCAAAAGAACTATCTAACCTAGTAGCACCACCTGTTAAAATATCAGCGTTTACATTTCCAGGACTTGGGATTATTTCTTCATCTGGATTATCTGAAACTCCAGCCCCAAATCTCACTTCACTCCTACCATCTGGACGAATGAAAGTTGTAAATCTATATGGAGTCTTTAATAATTTTAATAAATACGGAGCTGTCTCATTAAATTGAAATAGTTCTGGATCATTAGTTGATGTATTTTCTACTTCTTCAAAAACTGTATCTTGTGCTAAAAATGGAACTTCTTTCCAAATATTTCCATCACTATCTGTAACACTTAAAATCTCTATAACATTAGGATTAGATAAAGTTACCTTATTATATTTAACTGCAGAACCAAAATCAAAAGTTTCTGTTGATGTTTCTCCACTTTTTACTTGTATTGATTTTTTAAGTAAATATTTACTTGGAGTTCCTCCGTTATCTACTTCAAAAATAGTTACATCTGTTTGATCAAATGAACCTGAACTTTTAAAATTACAGTTATCAACACTTCTATATTCAGTACCAGTGGTTGATTTAACAACAAGTCCTTCTAAAAGATTTAACGCATATCTCATATCAGGAGCGACCGATTCTCCACTTCCACTTGATGGTACAGTTTGAAACACATCTAATTTACCGACAGATGGACTGCTAAGTCTAGGTCTGTATCCATAACCTTGTGCCATTTCAAATACAGTTTTTCTTTCCTCTGCATACGCTAATAAAGATTCTTTAAATTGTTCATCTATGTAATAAGATAAAACATCTCCAACATATGATGCCATTTCAATAAACATCATACCTGGTGACGCTTCATTAAAATCATTATATGTGTTAGGATAATAAATTTTTGCAAATTCAATTAATTGATTTCTAAGTGATGCAAAATCCTTATTTAAATATTTTACTTCCTTTACTACATCTGCACTCTGGTTATACGCCATTTCCAATTCCCCTTTTATTTACTATTCATCTTCATTTCCATATACTAATTCCCCCCTTGAAGAATCAAAATTCAAAGTCAAATTACTATAATCGCCTGGATTTACCGCAAGACTAAATTCAAGTTCAATATTAACTATATTATCTACAAAACTAACATCTAATTTTGATATTGTAACGTGTGGCATCCAAATACTTATAGCCTCATTAATAGAAGTTGATATTACATCTTCCCAAGTTCCCTCGTCTGCCATAGGTTCAAATACTGATTGGTGTAATGCTGATCCAAAAGTTGGTTGTCCAACTCTTTCTCCTGGAACAGTTAATAACAAATTTTTAATATTGTGTCTAGTTTGTTCAAGTACTGTTTGAGTTTGTTTGAAAAATCCACCATTATGTCTACCTAACGGAAAACTAAGCCCTATCCAAGTATTTGGATCTAAGTTTTTTTCTCTAATACCAGCCATTTATCTTCCTCACTTTTATTTGTCAAATTTTTTCATTAAAGAACTATAATCTTTTGTTAACGCGTCTGTTACATAATCAGGAACATCATTGACATTTTTACCTCGTGACTTTATAGATTCTACTGCTCCTATATCTCGCTTATCTTGATCTGATTTTCCATGTCCCACCAACTCATCTACTCTAGAAGTATCATATGTTCCACCACCCATAGTTGGATATGGTTCTTGACCATCTCCTTGTGGAAGCCCACCAACAGTTTCATTTAATACCTTATTTAGAACTTTATTTTCTGTATAGTTTTTATACTCTATTTTAGTTTTCTTTTTTGATTTAGTCACAACTGGTTCCGAAACTAACTCGGTAAGTGAAGATGAGTTTTCTTCTTTAATAAATATCTCATTTAATTGTTTTTTCACTTCTTTACTAACCAGCGATTCTATTATTTTTGTCAATTCACTTCTTTTCATTTTATTACCTCTTTATCTATTAAAAAAATTTAAACCTCTATCAACTAACCAACTTGGTTTTTTACCTTGCCAAACTACCTTCCCCTTTACAGAAAAAGAATGTGGTTTTCTTACATTTTTAAATTTTGGAACAACCTCATGTCCTGTAGCAATACCTCTTCCAGTAGTAACTACTCTCCCAGCTCCTGCAGCACTCCACGAAGTTCCAACACTTTTAACAACAACTGGACCAGACCATTTAATTTTTGGTGAAGATCCAAGTTCTACACTTTCTATACTAACCAATCCTTCTGCCACACCTTTAACTTCTGCTTCTAATACAAATTTACCAATAGCTTCAGATATAAGTCTAGATATTTTTTTATTCTTTTTAGACATATCTACACGCATTTTACCCTTTATTTTTTTTGGTATTTGAGAATCAAAAGCTTTTTTAATATCACTTGACAATCTTCTTACAGTAACTTCATTTATTGCCATTATGTACCTCCTACAGTATCAGCAACCGTGTTTACGGCTTCAGTTAAACTACCTGGAATCTTTTCCAATGAAGTTCCAAATCTTTTTTCATTTACATATGTATCTTTTTCATTATCTTCTAAATTTTTAAATCCAGTATACATAAAAGTTCCTGGAACTGCAAGTTCTTCGGATGAATCTCCATCAAAAAACAATACATTGACCGAAGCCTTTCCAGCTATTTCAACAACATCATCTGTAAAAAGATAAAGTGATCCACCAGATGGTATTGGTATAGTTCCTTCTCCAAAATAAGCTGGTTTACGTTTTAATGTTTCACCCTTAGTACCTTCTGGAGCAAAATCTGGTCCTATTTGACCTGGTGAACTTCTTTTGACAAGTACATCAAAAAGACTTCCTGTAGTCATCGAAATTACTCCACATGGTGGTTCATATCCAATATTTTCAACACGTTCCCAATTATAATTTAAATCAGAATCAAATGGTAACTTCATTTGTATCTTTGTTCCATATAAAATAGGTGGTGGAGCTTTTAACTCTTCCATTATTTTATCATATTTAGGTTTTAAATAATCTTTAATTTTATCGTCTAATTCTTCACACTCTTCTTTAACATTCTCAGCTGCAGCTTTTAGAATATCTGGTAACGGATCTAATTTTTCTTTAACATAATCTACTGCATTATTTGCTAGTGTAGACACTCCAATAGTAGGTGCAAATGGTTGTGGTATCATAATACCCTTTTGTATAAGACCCAATATTTTTAAAAGAGACATAATTGCATTAAATACAGCTATTAATAATTTCAAAATTGATATTGCTAATAAAATTTTTCCT